CTAGTACTCGTCCTCCATCGCCATCACTACGGCCATCAACTCCACGGTATCGTCTTCTGCGGCCTTGAACGCTGGGGCCAGCTCCTCCTCGTCTTCCTCTTCCTTCTTCGGCTTCGGTGGACGTTTCTGCCACCACTTGTGCGGTGGGTTCCGCGGAAAGCCCACCATCCCACCACTGCGGACGGTAGCCGGGGTAGATAGTGCTGCACCAGTGATGACGGTAGCAACTGCACTGAAGATTCCTGCCCCCGCCAAATCACAATCGCATAACCGCTGGCGAGTGTAGGTTGCCGTAACGGATGCACCCGCGTCGAGTGTGGCTTCTGCGGATTTCTGCTCCCCACTAACGACCGTGGGGGCGGCAACGATCGTCGCAACGCCGGCCAGCTCCCCTTGACGCAACCGCAGCCGCACAGCGGCGGCCTCTGTGCTTGCCAGTGCTGTCAGGTCCGCGATAGCGAGACGAGCACGGACGAAGGCGCTGTCCAGGGTGGCGACCGCAGCGACCACGCCATCTTCCCATCGGATGCGCGTGGTCGGGGCGATGACCGAGGACACACCAGGCATGAGCCCCGATTCAAGCCGTTGCCTTGTGTACTGTGCTATCAGCGATGCATTAGCATCCAGGGTAGCGGTAGCCGATTTCTGGGTAACACCACCGGCCGCCGCCCCGAACTCGCTATCAGCCCACGCTTCGAGTTCGAGGACTGGATCGAACCAGCCCTTGAGCGCGAACGTCGGGTCGTAGAGATACTTGAGACTCACGCGGGCAACCCGACGAGCTGAAGTTCAGCGATGGATTGCGCGGCCTCAATCCGAGGGTCCAGGGTTACGTCGCGCAAGCGTTGCTTCTCTTGCGCGATGGCCGTTTTGCGAGGCTGATCGTTAGCTTCATCTGCCTGGAGGTATGCCAAGTCGAGCGCCGCCAATCTCGGCGCCCGCGCCTCCCGCAGAAGGTTTCGATGAAGCTCACGGGCATGCGCCATGTCGTGCTCGATTCGCCCCGTATCCCGCCACGCGTTCCGATAGGTCCGGTCCGTCGGAACCTCACTCTCCTCGACGAAGCGCCACGACACGACTGGCACTTGCTCGGGGTCGAACGAAACGGAAGCGCGGGCGATCTCGGCGTCCACCGTTCCGCGGGTCGCCAGCCGTGACCAGGCAATACTCCCGTCAGCCCGGTACTCGGTAGTGACGAACGTCATGAGTGCCAGCGTCCCGTCCGCGCAGGTAAGCGCAATCCGCAGCGTCTCAGGAGGCTTGGTCATGCGTGATCTCCGAAGGCAGCCATGTGCCAGGTGGTCGGGTCCTTCACGAGGTTAGTAGTCCCTGTATTATCAATGCAATCGAGCGCGACGCTCCCGACAGCAATCGTGGCGCTTCGGATGTGGCACTCTCTGGCATTGGCCACAGCCCACGTGGTGCCAGTCGCCTGGACTTGCGCTACGCAGGCATACGTCGTGCCCGAGAAATCGGTGGCAATCGTGACCGTGACAACGCCAGTGCCCGTATCCGAGATGCTGGTGATGTTGTAGCTACCGAGGATATTCCCCGCCACACCGCACACCAGCCAGCACTTGGCCGCCGAGGGATGGAAATGCTGGCGGCCCGGAGTGACGAAGCTGGTCAGTGAACTGCCGGACTCCATATCGGCCTGGGTCGCAATGGCCCCGGCCTCACTAACCTTGAGAGCCCCGTTGGTATCGAGCACCGCCCAACCTGAACCATCGATGTATTGCAGTTCCTCTCCGGTCGCGAGCGTCAGCTTCACGAGTTCAACGGTCGTCGTGCCATCGAAGTGCTGCACGGTAACGGTGACAGAAGAGGAGGCGTGCTTGTTCCGGGCGACCAGAGTCTGCACGTTCCGCTGGGTCGAGGCGCCGGGAGACGCGACCACCGTCGTAGTCGTCGCCCCGGTGATGGCCGTATTCGTGCGGCCGGGGGTGATGGTGCCAGAGGCGTTGTCCACCCACGAGGCATGGACATCCGTCGTGACGGCCTGGCCCGTAACGACTTGGACCAGGTCGGAGGTGCTGGTGAGCAGCAGCATGACCTAGATCTCTTGGAGCGTCAGCGCGCCGCTGCTGAACTTCAGTTGGTCGTTCGCGTTGATGGTGACCGAGGTCGTGAGCACATGACTGTACGGTAAGGCCCCAGCAGCACCCGATGAGGTCCAAACACCGGCGCCAACGACGGTCCCCCAACTCGTAGTCGCTACGGGAAACAGGATCTCCGTAGTGTTCACCGACTGGCCTGAACTTCCCCCTGTGCTCCAAGTGATGGGCTGACGAGTAGCGGCTACGATTTCGGTCCCGCCGGAACTGCCGTCAGTCGAGAGAACGGAAAAGGCCGACAGGTAGGTGGCGGTGGGCGCGGTGATGTTCACCCCGCGCATCACGTTGAGGATGTCAATACGGTAGGCAATCGTCTTAGCTGCCATCTTGGACCTCGATCACGGATTCCCGGCCATCCTTGCCCTTGATGACATAGCGCCCCGGTTTCCGCGGAATGGTAACATGGCTGTGAGACTCGACGGTCACCTGGGCGGGGGCGATCTTCACCTTCGCCGGCTCCACATGCACGAACGGGGCGGGCATCGTGATATTCGGGGCTGCCACGTTTACGATAGGTGCGGCAGTGGTAACAGCCGGCGTATCAACTTTGATCGCTCCTTCGGCAATGGTAACTGGTACGTGAATATTCGGCTGGGCCGCCGCTGGAACGTTCACCGTGATGTGCTGCGGCTCCCGCTTCTCGGTCACCTCAGGCCCCTGAGCGTCAGCCTGCATCCGTTCCTCGTTGGCGCGCAGCAGCTCGGCTTTCGCATCCGCCCGGCGCCGCTCCGCTTCTACTTGATCTGCTTCCCGGTCTTCATAGCCCTCCTCCGTCATCTCGGGCCAACCCAGAAGGTTGCGGAAGTGGTTCTCCAAGTCCAGATCCGGGAACAGCCGTGCGCCGGCCCCTGAAAGGGCCGTGACCATGGAAGCGATCGTGTTCAGATCCACCGACTCGACGTTACTGTGCTTCAGCTCGGGCAGCTTCTCGAGGCGGAACCCGTTCAAGCCCAACAGACGCGGGACGGCGTGCCGATTCATTACATCGTCCACCTGATCCAGCATGGAATCGACCGCGGCGCCAAACAGGCTGGTCTTGGCGGCGCCCAAGGCCCAGCTCCCCACATTAGTGGACCCCAAGAACAGGAAATCCGCCATGACGCTCATGGCGATCTCCCGGTTGTAGCGCTGGATCACCTCGGTGGTGTTGAACTGTCGGGTCCCGCCGGTGCTCAAGAGCTTGAAATCATAGAGTGGTTTGCCCTGGCCGTCGTAGGCCATGGGCCACAACCCGCCCTCCTGCTCATCGCGCCGGATGTTGACCACGAAATTCTTCAACGCGTTGTAGATGCTCGCTTGGCCACTGCTGCGGGTACCGCTCAACAGTTCGGCTGGCACGAAACCCATGGGATAGCCCGCCAGATCGCGTTCAATCCCGATGGCCTCGATCTCCTCGATCCGCTTGACGTAGTACCAGGAACGGTAGGCTGTCCGGAGCACTGAGCGGCCCTCGGGGTTGTTCTTGTGGACGTTGGGTCGAAACAGCAACGCCTTCTCGATGGGGATGAACAGCTCTGTGGGAGCTGTCACTGGCTGCTGGTACATCCCCTTGATCCCACCCGAGGTGTCGAACTCCCAGCGCGTGCGGCTGTCCTGGGAGCGGATCGGCAACTTCCGCCAGCCGATCAGCCCGTCATCGTGGCGGCTGGATTGGCCAACATCCCGTTGCGGCCCGCGGCGGTACTTGTAGACCTCCTCATGGTAGGACCAGCCGTAGGTGAGCATCGTCAGGATCTCGGCCAGCGTGTCGTGCCAGGACTGGCTCATGTCGTGCAGGCTGGTCTCGATAAGCTCCTTGGCCCGTAGGTCGTCGTTGCTATCCCCGCCAGGCTGCACGAAGAAACTGGTGCCGCGCATCAGCTTCTCGACCGCGAAGAGACACGCCCCTACCGTGGCCGAGTTGGTGGACATCTCCTTGTAGATCTTGAGCGCGCGATCCCCGGTCAGGTCCCGGTGGAACTCTTCGTTGACATAGCCGGAGTAACGAAGGAGGCCAGTCTGCCCGATTTCGGAGAACCCTGCATCCGGCGGCGTTGGGTGTTGCTTGGCGACGTTCGCCAGCCGGTGGCGACCGTTACCCTTGGAGGTAGCCCTTGCCATGGCGCTAGTCTACAACCTTCTGGCGCAACACGCTAGAAGCGGCCCCGCCACGGGCTTTCCCGGTGGAAGCCCTCAAAGAAGCTGGGATCGAGATCAGTCGGTACCGCGTCTGGGGTCCCGAACAATGCCGTCAGCGCCCAGACCAAGGCGTCCAGCCGGTCAGGGGATGCCATGCCAGAGAGCGGTTCCCAGCTGCACAACTGATCCTCCAGGACTTCATAGGTGCCGACATGGTAGACCCGCCCCTGCTCGTAGAGCGCCGCAATTGGCTCAGCCCGGGCACGTTTGCTTACCGTCGCGTGGACCGCCTCGAGCGGCAGGTTCTTCCGCACCGTGGTCAGGGTGTGGGCCACCAGATCGCCACCTTGGTTCGCTTCGTAAACGATACGATCGGCCTGCTGCTCATCGAAGCCCTCGATGGCGCGCCGAGCCCATTGGTCAGGGCCATAGCGCCCGCTGCGGTCAGCCAACACATAGCCGTTGCCATCCCGTCCACGGCCAGCCACGATGATGCCCGTCTCGTCGGATTCTTCCCGTGCAGTCACAGCGGGATCAATGGCCACCACAATGCGGAGGAGGTGGGGCGCCGTCGGTACCCGCCGAATCATGGCCCGTTTCCACAGGGCGCCCTCCGATTCCTCGAGGAGCACCGCAAGAAGTTCTTGCTGGCCTAACGTCGTGCCTTCATAGCGGCTGACGATTTCCGCTTGGAAGGCGGGGGCGAGGTTCTGGATGTTCTCGTAGGTCGTTCCCCGTGTCATTTTCACGTCAGGCCGGCGCACCAACTCACGTAACAAGGCGATCGGTTTGGGTGTCGTGGTGAACACCGCCTGGGGATTCTCCCCCAATCGGAGACCCAGCATCAGGTTGTCGAACGCCTCCCGTGGATAGTTCCAGACCGCCAGCTCATCTCCCCAGGCTGTATCATGCTGCGGCCCACGGAGCTGGTCAGGCTCATAGCCGGAGAAGATGGTGGCCGTGGCAGGTTCGGTTCCCCCGTCTCGGGGCCACGTCAGCCGGCGTTTCGAGGGCTCATACAGCGGTCGCTCGGCCACATAGCCCACGTGCAGGATCCCACTCTCACCCTCGATCATCACATCCCGGGCATCGGCTGGCGTCGGCGCGATCAAGGCCGCCCGGCGCATCAGGCCCTCACGCCAGCGATGGTAGATCCACTCCGCTCCTGAGCGCGTCTTGCCGAACCCCCGGCCCGCCAACTGGAGCCAGATCGTCCACGGTTCCTCTGGCGCCAGTTGGTTGGGCCGCGCCCAGAATCCCCACTCAGCGAGGAGATGCGCGGCGTCCGTTGCCGTCGGGGCGAGCTGCCGTAAGCTCGCTTCCCGCTGTGAGCCGGTCAGCAAGGCGACCGATTCGGCGACGGAGCGTCTGTTGGGCGTCTCGGATTTCGATGGGCTCGCCGTCTTTGCCCGTGATTTCATGGCGCTCGGTTTCCCGCCACCCGGCCTGGGTCTTGAGGTAGAAGAAGGCACAGGCCACTTGCCCAGCCATGGCCTGTTTGAACACGGTTTTTGAGACCTGGCTGATAGCCTGAGCCCGACCAGTTTTATAGGCGCTCGCCAGAGTGTCGTCTTGGAGAAACCGCGCACGCAGACGCTGGTCGGAAAGGCCGAAGAAATCGGCGATCTGCTCTTGGGTCAACCCATAGCCGGCCAGCTGGGCAACCTGCTTGGGATTGATAGGCTTGGGCTTCATGGTCCGGTACTGTACACGGTCTGGAGGATCGTACCGCAGGACCGGCAGCGGATGGTCCGATGGACCCCTGCGGGGATACTAGAAGTGCCGTCGGGCTGTGCCATGACTCTAGCATAGGTGTGAGGGCCCAAATGTTCAATACCCGACCCGCACCAGCAGCGGACCCTAGTTCCTGGCAAGAACAATCGAAAGGCGGTGGTGGGAACGGTCAACGACCAATCTCTCATCCTTGGCCCTCCGGTGGGGGCGCCCCACGCGCATTGTCGATCGCTCGCTCCAACGCCGAGCCGCTTACTACACCAGGGGAATCCTCTCGGTCTCCCAGGAGGTCATGTCGCTCCTTCGCGGTGAGCCACGGCGCGGCTTCCCGGGGATGGTCGAGAAACGCATCATCTGCAACGCGAACACCCAGGTAGAGATCGCCGTCCTCCGACATGGTGACGTGACCGTGCTGACGGACGTATCGCCACCGTGCAGCCTCAATCGCCACGTCGCGCAGTTCCTTGGCCGCTTCGATCCCCGCTTCGGAGGGCGCGGCGGGGGGCCCGGCTGGTTGCCCATAAATCTCGACGCGACCGAGCGGCTCCCATTT